GGTATCAGGCCGCGAGACGAAATGTCGATGAAACGCTGAGTCCGGGTTTCTTCCAGCGTCGACTTCACCCCAAGGCGGGCGGCGACCATGGCCTGCACCTCCAAATCGGGGTGGTCCAACAAAGCCTTGAAGCCGTCGTCGGTCTTGGAGAATGCGTACGTCTCCCGTCCTGTGGTCGCACTGATCTTCATGGGGACTTCCACCCCCTTGTGCTCCAGCCACTCGGCAAACTTGGGGTTACTCATCAGCGTGTCACGCTGCACCGACACGTTGGACATGAGTTCGGACTTCTTCTCGTGGATGGCCTTCAGGTGTTCGATCAGGTCTAGTGTGTGCAGTACGAGCTTGGGCTCGGTGAACATGCGAAGCGTCAGGTCCACCAGCTTCATTTCCTGTATGGGGAACGCTGGCAGCATCTTGTGGAAGATCTCGTAGGTCAACTCCACGTCGTTGCAGCAGTACTCACCGTAAGCGGCTAGTTCGGCGGGGGTAAAGCTCTCCCTCTTCATGCCTATCGCTGTCAGTACCGCATCGCCCTTTACCCCCACGCCGTAGTGCTCGGCCAGCGCTTTCAAGCTACCGCCAACCTCGGTGCCATGCAGTGCCCGTGCCATGGAGAGCGTGTCGGCCAGTGCCTTGGGCTTGAACCCAAACTGCATGTTCATGATTGCCCCGTCGAACGTGGTGTTGTGGGCGAGCATCATGGAGTGCTCCCAATCGAAGCCACGCAGCCACAAGGCAACTTCCTCCTTGGCTCCCGAGTACCACTTGGTCGGCTCGTCGTTACGCTTGACGGCCACGCCAATCACTTCAAACTCCTTGCTCCGGATGTACTCCTCGGTGGTTATCTTGGAAAGTGAGTAGGACGATGAGTAGTACGTTTCAAAGTCGATGGTCAGCAGGTCCATTCGGTTCCTATTCGTTAAGCGCAAAGAAGGCGTGCAGCAACTCCACGTTGTTTTCTCGAATGACAAGCGCAGTGCCCCCCGCATCTACGATGGCGTTTATTTCCCGTAGTTGCAACGGGGTAGGGTCGTTGTCTCCCGCCTTGCATTCGATGGCGAGGAACCGGCCTTTGTAGCAGCAGATGATGTCCGGAATGCCGGACCTGCCGAAGCCGCTCATGACGGGGAAGAAGTAATAGACGCCGTGAGCCTTGAGGATGGCTACGACTTTGGACTTCACTTTCGCTTCGGGCGTGGATGCCATCCCTACACCTTACACCGTTCAACCCGGAAGTGCAAATGAAAAGACCCGCCGAAGCGGGTCTTGGGGAAAGGGTCCGGGGGTTAAGCAGATTCCATGCCCCCGGTCATGGCGTTGGGAGACTGGCCCCGCAAGTCACACCGTAGGGAGGGCCAGTTTTAGAGGGAGACACATCTGCAAGGCATCTTCCACTCTACTCGTATGAACCCTACGGGTAAGTTATTTCGGGTGTTTGTCGTATTCAGATTCTAAGTCTAGTTGGTCAAGACAAAACCCCCGCATGCCACGCGAAGCGACGATGATCTCGTCGGCTATGTCTATGACTTTGGACCAGTTCTTCTTTAGCAGTTCATCATGCGCTTGCTTACGTAGGTGGTCTATTTTAATAATCTCTTCTGAATAATCCATCACCTTCCCTTTGCCTTGTTAGACAGCATGAAACTCTTGCTCTTGCGGCTGATGCAAGTCATGCACTTCCACATCCACTTCCTGCCGTTGTCGGACAGCACCCGCTTGGAGCCGGGGATTACCCGGCAGGACTGGCACATCTTTCGTAGTTCAGTCACTTCCACCACTCCAGAAATCTGCCCACCACACACACTGCAACACCCAGTATTGCGCCGACAGCAGCCATGCCAAACCCAACCGCAAACCCATGCTGGAACGCAGCTTCGCGGTGACGATCCACCAGCAGTTCAGTTTCCCGTTCCATCACTCCACTCCCTTGTCCATCAGATGCAAGATTGCGCGGATCTCGTCCCGCGTATAGGTGCCGTTCAGATGCACCCGCCAAGGGTTGCCGTTGCCGTCGTTTGTCCTTTCCATTGTGATGCTCTTCAGTTCAGCCAGAATCGCGGCAAGGTTTTTCTCGGTCAGATCATCCATTGCGCAGCCCGTCCAACCTTTCTCGTAGCTTCATTTCACCCCCCGAATCAGGGCTTTTTTCTCCACTTGGGCGCGATACCGGGCAATGGTCTGCGCCACATCGGTAGACGCAGCGTTAGTTGGACGGAACGGGAACTCCAAGAGGTAGATCTTGCGCTCGCGCAGATAAGCGATTGCCTTGGTCAGCTTGGCACGGTGTTGGGTGGTGAGTCCTTTCAGCGGGTCTTTGGTTTGCTCGTCCATCACTCTCTCCTATAGTGGTGCCGGTTACTATTATCCGGCGTCTGTGTTGATGCCCTATACCGTCGACGGGACAGTCTGGCCCAGACCGATTCCTTGTTACCGTTTACGCATGAACGGCTGATGATTCGGATACCCCTTGCCGTGTTTCCTCGGACTCGGCGCGGTGAACCGTGCAGCCAATATCTTGCGCTCCTTCTCTTCGCGGGGAATGGGTTCATCCCAAATGGGTGACCACTTCGCTTGTCCCTTACGCCCCATCGTGTTTCTCGATCAGCTTGTCGAGGTAGTGGCGGGCTTTTTTAAGGTCATCGACCCCACCCTTGAGCTTGTGCCTTGCCACGTACTTCACCACGTTGCCGTCAAGGAACCCCAGCCCCCACGACTCGATGGCATCCCACGGCTGGATCGACTGCATCTTGTAGTGGTCGCCGCCCACTTGCACGTCGTTGGCGGTTTGGGGTTTGGCGTCTTCGGTAGTGTCGGCTTTGACCTTGGTTTTGACCTCGGCTTTCTTCTTCACGTTGTACACGTAGGCCGGGGTTGCCTTGGTCTTCTTGACAATGTCGGCCACCGGCCAACCAAGGTCCAGCAGTACCCGGATCTTTTCGGATTTGGATTGCTTTTTCATGTTTGCTCTTTCAGCCGTTGCGCATCAGTTCGATGCTGTTGGTAATGCGATTGCGGCAGCTAGTGTAGTTGCCGTTACCCCAGAGTTGCCCTGCTCTCGCGCTTGCCGTGGACTGGATTGCGTCGAACCCAAAGTGCGAGATAGGGATGGACACCACGGTGCCCACGGGCACGTCTCCCTTAAAATACTCCTTGATGTGCTGCGACAAGGTACCGTACGCGTATTTCAGCTTCCTGCGGCGCTTCTTTTCTTTTTCCGGGAACGGCAACGCCATCTGCTGCATGTTGCCATGAAGTGTTCCGTCAGGGTAGCGAATCTGATACTGAACCCCGGTAGAGCGAAGCAGTTTCTCGGCTTTTTCCAATACGCTTGACATCACTGCTGGTATGTTGTTGTCCATCTATTGCTCCTCGTCCACGATGTAGAAAATGCTGTTGGATACTTTGGCACCAACATCCTCGACAAACTGCGAGTCCTCCACCAGTTTCAAGGTGCCAAGCTTGCGACGGATATGTTCCGGTATTTCGTCTCCTTCCGAATAAGTTGTTATGAGGTCCTTGTACAAGCAATGCATCGAGTCGCCGTTCTGCACTACGATGATAGGTTCACGCTTATCAAGTACCGAATCAACAATCTCTTCCTCGCGTATTGCTTCTGGCAGGCGATCCAGAACAGCGGTGTTGAAGCTTGGATCAGATGCGGATATGAACTTGCGAAAATCATCCAGCCTGTCGACTATGTAACTTTGCATCCGGCTTTCGCCTATCTTGTTGAGGATGGTCGACTTGGCATCGTAGACCCGTGAACGTACTCTGGTCGTAGTGTTGCGGGCTTCTAGGCGTGCTTCCTCCATCTTGTCTTGCAACGAAGGCAGCTTGAAGACTTGCAGTGCCTTTCGTACCGCAACAACCGGATCGGTAGTCTGGAGTTCGTTCCTTGCCCCGCGTTCCTTCTTGATGTTCTTGGAACACAGGGTGTACACGTACTCCTGCTTACGACGGAAGTACTCTGACTCTGCCGCTATGCTGCCTATGAAAGTATCCGCTTCGAATACATTGAAGCGGTACACGTGGTTGCCTGAACTGACGGAAACACCCAGAAACTCCCACTTCCCTAGGCGTTTCTCGGCCAGTTTGTTGACCACATGGGCAAGTCCCTCTTCCATCTGTACCGGTGCACTGGGGTTGTACTTTGTGGTACCCGCCAGCTTGATGTTGTTGTGCAACGCGTTTTGGATCATGCTCTCTCCTATTGGTTACCACTCAAACTTCTTCAGGATGCTGTCCATCTTGGTCTTCATGTTCTTGCGTGCTTCGTCGCTGTTGCGTAGCGTATCCACATCCACGCCAAGCAACGCGTTCTCCAGACTGCGCCGCGCTTCCTCCAGTTGCGGGTCATTGGTCACGTTCATCTTGGCAAGCAGTTCGACCAATTCCATCGGGCCTTCCAGCACCGAGTCACGGAACTTCTTGCGTACGCTGTTGCCGTCTTCGTCTTTGGTATCTTCCATGCGTTCGGAGATATGCGATAGCGCATCGTGAAGTCTGTTCCATGCGTCGCGTAAAGCCTCCCCGACTTTCTCCTCGTAGTGCTGCTCGTACTGCTCGCGCAGTTCTTCCTTTGCATCGTTCTCGGCGTCGATGCGAAAGTCCCCGGCCTCCGGCACGGGACTGAACACGCACGTCAGCTTGAACTTCTTCTCCACTTCATCCACTGGCGGATACTCGTTGGCGTCGAACAACGCGCCAAGCTTGGTGGCTGCATCGTTCACCAGCGTTGGGTACTCTGCTAGGAACTTCTTGATCATGTTAGCCAAGGTTCCCTCGCGCAAGGCAAGTCCTGCTTTGTAGTCGAGGAAGTTTTTCATCGGCAGCATGCGCGTGCCGTTGTCGGACCACGGTAGCGTCTGCGTGTTGTGCCACAGCCTGATCTTGGATGCGTACTTCTGGATCTCGGTCAGGGTCGTTGACCCTGCGAGCAGGTTCTTGCTGTAGTGCCCTGCGTTGGCTGTGGTGTTCTTGCTGATGTTGATTTCATCGGACACCTTGCGGTCCAGCTTACGCGCAGTCCAGATGGATATGTTGAGGTCCACCAATACGGCAGACGCAGACACGCCAGTCACACGTTGTTGCATTTGCTTCTCCTTGAGTTTTTTATTGACATTGTACACTTTAGCTTTCGATGTGCAACGTCTTGCCGTTGGGGGCCGTTGCACCCTCGTTGTCCAACACACACCACAGCACCGGGCTTGGCCACTCTTTGCCCCAGTCGTTACCCACGTAGCCGTCGGTCAGCATGATGCTGCACTCGGGATGCACCTTGTGGTGCTTGATCCAGTCGGTAACGCAGGACGGAGAGGTACCGCCACCACCGGCAGGCTTGGTGCTGGATACCAAGTTATCCAGTTCGGACCGGGTATAGATCTCATGGGATGCCACTTCCGCATCCCAGTACAGCAGGTCGATCTGTTCGGGCCGGACTTCCTCGGCTATGTCCTTGACCTCACTGAGGAAGTTGTTGAGTGCTTCACCACCGATGGAGCCTGACGTGTCGATGCCAATGATGATGCGCCCGATGGCTTCACCAATCAGGGTAGGCATGTACACGTCATTGCCGATGTAGCGACGGTTGGGCCTGCGCCAGCTTGAACGGTCCTTGTTGGCACACGTGGACTTCATGAACTCACGCAGTTCTTCGCGCCAGTCGATCTTGGGTTCCAGCAGTTCGCTCAGTTCACGGCTTAGCCCACCGGCCTTGCTGCCTGCTTTCTTGGCAGCCATGACACCTTGACGCAGTGCGGAATCAATATCCTTGGCAAGCTGGTCTTTCTCGGCCTTGGACATTTTCTTGCCGCTGTTCCAGTCATGCTCATCGAAGCCTTTGGGTGCATCCTTGCCGTTACCTTTGCCTTGCTTGGGTGTACCCGTGCCGCTCCCGTCTTCGTTGCCGTCACCATCACTCTGTTGCCGGTTGGGGTACTGCTGGCGTAGCAGGTCAAACACCTGCTTGCTGTTCATGCCCCGGTACTTCTCGTCCAGCAGGCCACCGACCTTGGGCATCGAAATGAACTTGCCTTCCGGATCAAGGTCTTTCAGTTCGAGGTTGACCACGTAGTCACACGCTGCGTTAGCCAGTACGGGGTCTATGCGGTACAGCTTCTCCCACATGGTGATGTGTTGCATGGCCTTGTGCATGTTCTCGTGCAGCACAACGAACGCCAACTCCTTGTCGTCCAACTGCTGGACGAACTTGCGCCCGTAGACCACGTCCCGCCCGTTGGTTGCGGCGGTGGGAAAATCATCCTCTATGGTCACCTTGCCCACCATCAAGATGCCGGAGTACAGGGCGAACTCCTTGTTGCGCATCAACGAGATATGCGCCTTCTGGATACGCCTTGCTTCCTTGTCTTTGCTCACTTCGTTACTCATGTTGACCTCTCCTTACAGTACGTCTTGGTTATTGGTTGCCCACTGCGTGAACTCCTTGCAGGTGAACGCCATGCCTTGCTTATTGGACTTGGCGAGGTTGGTAGCGAACACGGCTTGCCACTCGGTAGGCAGGCGCTCCACGTACTTCATGAACACCGGCAACGTGATCTTGTCGACCCACGCGATGGCACCAAACACGATGATGCCCACCGCTGCAGGACTGGTCGGAACCGGGGCCGTGAGTGGGTTCTTCAGCACCATTTCCTTGGGCGGAAGCTGGTCGGAGAACTCCACGTAGGCTTGGAAGTCACGGGCGAACGCTTCGCCGCAGGTACCGGCCAGAGATGCGATCAGCGTCTCGGAGTCAAGATGCCTACGGTTCTTTACTATGGACGACGCTTTTGCCGCAGAACGCGGCGAGAAGAACGCCCGCTGGTTGCGCTTGGGGTTGTAGATGTAGAGATTGTCGGCCTGTTCTTTCTCGGTGTAGGAAGCCATGGCATGTGGGTAGTTGTGTACCCACGCCAGCAGAGTCTCGTCCACGTCGTTGGCCATACCCCATTCGATCCACTCCTCGGCATTGGGTTTGCGGACGTGCAACGTGGTGATGCGGTTGCGGCTGTGCGCCTTGAGCATGTCGCCTACGCCGTCGGAAGACAGGTTGCCGGTCAGCACCACGATGGTGTCGGGATGCAGCCACACGTCACCCAGACGCCCCTCGTTGAGCATGGGGTGCAGCATGTTCTTGACCGGGTCATTGCCCTTGGTGAATTCGTCCAGCAGCACAACCACCGGCTTGCCTTTGTGGACTTGGAACCGCTCGTTGGGGTAGTAGGACGTGGTCTTGGTGTCGCGGTTGACCACCGGCATGCAGATGTCACCGAGGTCGAGGTTGGGCACGTCGACATAGGCGTACTCGTATTCGTCGCCCAGCTTGGCCTTGATGGTCTTGAGCAGGGCGGTCTTGCCGATACCCGGCTCGCCTTCAAGGAAGAACCGCACATCCTTCACCGTGGTGATCAGGGTGGCAGCTTGGGACAGGGACACGGATGAACCGAAATTGATAGTCTTTGACACAATACTTCTCCTAGTTGTGGTTGTTGTAATACTGGTACGTACTTCTTCACTACACTACTATTATAACACAAACCCTTTACTTAGTAAAGGGTCCCCCTTGTTACCACACGTCCGGGTTGCACTTCAGCGTGGCGACCACCGACCCAATCGGCACGTCGACCACCCCGGCGAAGTCCAGCACGGTTTCCTCCTGCTTGCCCTTGAGTGCAAGTTGGCCAAGGCCTGCAGTGGTACCCCACGTACGGATGCAGGATGCGTCGGACAGACGCACGCACTTCAGGTTGTCGTCGTATCGGTAGATGCCGATGAACACCCACCCGGCTTGTACGATCACGATACGACGCTCGGCTTTCTGGTCCTCTTTCATATTGCTTCTCCTAGTTTGTGCTTCGGTTAAAAGACTGCTTGCTGCCAGACGAAGAAGGGCATCCCCGTCTTTGAACCCGTCTTCGTTGTTATGTCCATTTCCATCACCTGATGGCCAATAGTTGGCTATACCGTTTCCAAACCCACCCCCACTCTCACTCTTAGTATCAAAGTAATACCCATCGTAAATCACAGAGTCTTCAGGGGTTGGTCTTACATACCAATCAAGCATCGGCTACCCCCACTAACAATTCAACGAGCATGGTTGTCTTCAAACCACTGCTTGATTGCGCCATCCATGTCTTTGTTCATCTGGGTGAGCAACGCAGAGTAAAGATCTTGGGTCTTTTTGGTACCCCAAGCTTCACCGAAGCCTCGCCCTATCGTGAAGAACAAGCACGCGACAAACCCCATGAAGATCGCAAGACTTATATCCATTACTTTTCCTCCCCTATCACATGGTCAAAATACCAGCCTCGGGCCTTGCTTGAACCGTCAGGCGGTATGGATGTGTACCTACCGTCCGTATGCTTGTATGCCTTGGCCAATGTGTTTTCTTGCCACCAGTTGGCGTACTCTTTATCGTCACGCGGTATGTGTTGCGTAAGCTTGCCCCACAGTATGGCCTGCTCGGGGCTGTCGGCAATGACCCAGATGTGCAAAGGTTTATCCACCGCCGGATGAAGGGCTTCCATCGGAAAAAGATACTTATGCTCCATGTTCTTCCTCACCCCCCACAAACTCAGCGTCGTACTCCAACGGATCTCTACTGCAAGAATCTGTCCAGTAATACCTGCCATCCGCACCCTTGTACACCGGGTGTAGGCGATCCCACCATCTGGCACCGTCCAAGTATGGCTCTCGCTCGGTCAGGCGGCACCACAACTTCCCCGCCTCCACGCTTGGGGCGATAAGCCACACCAGTCCACTCCTATCGGGCGCGTGCGTAGGGAATAAGTATGCTTTGCTCATTGCCCCAATCCTTGGTTGTTACTTGAGCAGGGACTTAAGTTCGGTGTTAAAACTCTCCATCACCGATTGGTGCATCTGGCTGTCGGCCATGGTGAGCCGGAACTCCAGATCGTCCAGCATCTTGGCCACGGGGTGGTTGATGTAGCTGCTCATGCTGCGGTACTTACCGTCGTAGTACTGGAACTTGCCAGCCTTGACCACGTTGTCCTTGGTGGTCTTGAAGTGGTCCACGATGTTGAGTACTTGTCGCATGGCATTGTTCGTATGCCGGTAGTCGTAGGTCTGGTTGACCGAATCGAGGATAGCCTTGCCCTGTTCATCAGTGAACCCTGCCTTCTTCATGCGGCGCATGAACTCGGCTTCGGCTGCGAGGTTGGTGGCTTTCTGCCTGCCGTTCAGGACCTCCATGCGTTTCTCCAGCACTGCGTTCCACTCCTGCTCGGCGTGGCGTCCGAGACGGTCGACGATGGCATTGATCTGCGTCTTGTTCAATGCTTTCATGCTTCTCTCCTAGGTTGTATTACGAACGGAACTCCCACTTACACTACTATTATAACACAAACCCTTTACTTAGTAAAGGGATGTCCTTTTATTGATGGGTGATCTTCCCTGATTATGAAAGGGTGATCCTCCCCCACCACCAGATCTACGTAGTCAGGAAGGTCAAGGTGTTCGCCATGCTCAACGTCAATGTCCCACATATAGCGGCACTTGGCATTTATTTGGAGCAGCTTTGCCATTACTTCGGCTTCCGCAAAAGTCCTAACAAGCATCCACACCCCGGAGCTATTGATGCGGTTTGGTTCTGTAAAGCTAATAACCTTCCACTTGGTCATTCTTCTCTCACCTATACCATAGTGCTTTTCGCGTCGATGATGATCTTGTCACCCACGACGTGCGGGTAAGCAGGCAGTTCCAGTCGGCTGAAGATGCTTTTGATGGCAGCCTTCGGAGGCTCGGGGATCCACACGTGGTGATTCGGAAGTTGGTCTCTCGCCATCTTCTCCAATGCTTTTATTTGTTCCGCTTGGTACGGACTCAGTATGTCCTGCATCTTCACCGCCGCACACACCGTTACCAAGGAATCGAAGAATGCAGTCTGGCCATGCATGTAACCCCATTTCAACCAGTGCATACTGCGTTGCAGGTGTATGTAGGGCAGTTTCTCCTTGTCACGCAGCACCTTTGCTACCGTAGCCGGTACGCTCCAGCTTTCGATGATGCCGGTGTGCAGCATCCTGTCTAATGACTTGCGCTGGCGTGGCCCCAATGCAGACAAGTCCAGATGCAGTTCGATCTTCTCGCACTTGTCGGCTATTGCCTTGGATATGTTGATGCTCATGCTTTCTCCTGTGGTGTGATAAGTAAGTTTTGTGCTGCTACTTTCAAGAGCAGGTCATGTTCGACGTAGCCGTTGCCGTTGCCGTAGTCGTCGCCGTTGCCGTAGCCGTCGCCGTTGCCGTTGCCTTTGCCGTAGCCGTCGCCGTAGCCGTCGCCGTTGCCGTTGCCTTTGCCGTAGCCGTCGCCGTTGCCGTTGCCGTAGCCGTCGCTGTCGAGTAAGTACAGCATCATCCCACCCTAGAGAAGCGCCCTTTCCAATTCCTTCTTCGGCGCGATGATCCGCACCATGCACTTGTTGTTGTAGAAAACAATCGCCGCGTAAGCCTCGGCACCTTGGCGCGTGGCGAAGCTGCGGTTCAAATACTTCTTCCCGGCAACTTCAACCTTGAACTGCTTTGTTTCAGCCATGTCACTCCTCTTGGTTCAGGTTTTGATGCACGATGTGATGCGCCAGATTCAGCGCCATGTGTGCTGCTGTTATGGCGACAACCTTCTCGCCACCGGTCAGGCTCTCGCACCACCGCAGCAGGTCGTTGTAGCTTGTCGGGGTGTCGAACAAATTGCATTGGTTGATGGGGTTTTGTTTCATTTCCCGTTTTCCTTTTAATGTCCGTAGTTACAGCCCAGCAGGTACAGGGCGTACCGTTTGTGGTTCTCATCACCGAGCATGACCTCGTGGGCGACCAGCACCACGGTGTCTCGGCTCCCACAGCATCCTCGGTGCATGGCTCCGAGGTACGCCTCAAGTTGCTCCTCGTTGCCGACCTCAGCCGAACGGAAGTTATCGGCGTACTCCAAGTGACCAAACTCGACCTTTATTGCGTCCGCGACGCTCTCGTATTGCTTCACTTTGATCTCGTTCATTTCCCGTTTTCCTTTCTCCATTTGGAAACAAAGTCCCGCAGACGATCCACGTTGTAGCCCATGTCGTCTGCCGGATCATCCGGGGTATCGACCCACTCAAGCTGCCCGATCAGGGCGTACCCGTCGTCCCGGTCGGTGGATTCCTTGGTGCGAACATACACATCGTCGTCCACCGTCCATGCCACCGGCAGAGGCGGCTCACCATGCACGATCTCCAGCGCTTCCCATCCTTCGTCCTGCCAAGGTTCTCTGTAGTTCATTTCACACCCCCAACAGGACGTAGCGCGCAGCCTCGATACTCCAGCCGCGCTTGCACATGAACCGCGCTGCCACCCACACACCTAGCGTTTTCTGGATGTTCAGCGCTCGTTGAATCTCTTTCTGCTTGTTGCTCATACACCTCTCCTCTTCAGAAATTACCCGGTGCTACTTGAAAGCATTGCAGCCCATTGCGCCGCCACATATCAACGACTTGCTGCCGGTCATCCATCACGAACAGCACGCGATCTTTGTCGATATGCTCGTCGAGAATCTCCTGCTTGACGATGTAGTCTGCGCGATAGTCCCCGTCCTTGCGCATGAGCAGGGTGTATCCGTCACTACCGAACATCGTGTTTGCATCCAGCCAGTCCATCGTGTCAGCACGGCAGCGTTCCGGCCTGCCGGAGCAGAAGATAACGCGGTGTTGCCTGTATTCGTAGTGCATCGACAGCCCACACGTATGTACCAGCAATTCATGCACAGCCTCGTTCACCGTGTCATCCTTCACCCCAGCGTAGAACGCATCCCAATCGGGTTTTTTCTTCAACCCGTTGCCGTCCACGCGCTGAACGTGGTGGACACGGTGCTCGCAATTAGCGAGCGTGCCGTCGAGGTCACACACAATCAAGTTTTTCATTTCACTAACCCTCCCTTGTTGTTGATACCGATTAAATCCTTCGGGTCCGTGATGAGGATGTAATTGCTTTTAGCCATCGGTGCCACGGTGTGGCGCACCTGCCGTGCTTGCTTCTCCCCGCACTCCATGCACGTGCGGTAGCCAAGCCTTACCCTCGCCGGGGGGATGCGCACGTAGTGGCAGGTGGAGCAGATCGGGTGGTAGCTGTGGTGTTCGTCGTTCATGCTCACCCCTCCCTTAGACGCTGACGCGCACCCACTCAAACCGGAACCCCTCCGGCAGGGTCTTGCTGCCTTCCGGCAACCTGCCGCCCATCAACTGGGCGACGTACAGCACATCACCCGGTTGCAGGGTGACGTTGATCCGGTTCATGGGCACGCCCAGAACCGCTGCCGTGTCGGCGTGGCCGACGCATGACACGAACGCACCCACTTGCAGCTTGGGCGCGGTGGTGCACGCTGACATGCTGACAAACGGCAGCAACTCCCTAGGCACCATGCCGAGGCTAAATGCGTTCCCGACATAAATCATTTCTTCCCCCGGATTCCAATGGCCTTGTCCCCACGCCCCCAAACGAGGGCACCAAGTACCATGAGTTCGTTTCTCATGATCTTGCTTTCCACCTCCACTTTCTCCACCTTGAGGTAAACGAGGGTATCCAGATCGCAGGCGTCAACCGCAGCCTGCACGGTAGCTGCCCGTGCTTTTTTCTCCGCCTCTTTTGAGGCGTAGTAGGCAGCGTAAGCCGCCTTTTTTTCCTCCAGCCACGCCGGAGTCATGCACTCGGCGCGGTTGAACCCCGGATGCTGCGCTTCGAACGCAGCTAAAACGTCTTCGGCCCACTGCGGCGCGTCGCGGTCGGCTTCCTGCCATCCGCCGCTCGCGGCCATGATGGCCTGCCACGCCTTCCCCAGCATCTTGATCTCTGGGGTGGCATCTTGCCTATCTACTGGATGCGTCCACATCTCACTTCTCCCTGTAGAACGTGCGGAAGTAGATCCGCTGGTAGCGCCGGTCCACCGGCTCATCGGGGAAGGCAAGGCGTGCTTGCACTTCCGCCTCCATCTTGGTTAGGAACTTCACTTTGCTCTCCGGCAGTCCGAAGACGTACCAGACCACCAACTCTTCCAGATCGTCCATGTCACTCTCCTTTTGTATCTCTGACCACGGCAGTGATTGCCTCGTCGGTGTAGTTCTTGCTGATCCACAGCGTGACCTTGGCGAACTCGGGGTCGTTGAACGCAGCGTCGTACTTCTTTGCTATCACCGACGCAACCCGGATCAGCAGCTTGTCGGCCTCGGTCAGGTCTTCGTAGGTCTTCCTGTTTGCTGCCCGGTGCTCTGTCAGCACCATGTCGAACGCACGGACAGCTTCGGGCTCATGCTGGCTGGCGTGGTACTCCACGAGGGTGTCGCACAGGTTGTCCCGGTAGTTGTCGACGGCCTCGTCGAGGCTGGGGTAGGCACTCCGCTGGTCGATGGCAGTTCGAGCGCTGGCACGTCCGAACTCAACTGCTTGTTCTTCGGTCCATGTTGTCATGCTTGTCATGCTTCTCTCCTTGTGGTTGTTTTGATAGGGGGATGTAACTCCCCCTGCCTTGTTAGTCGAAGCTAATCACCATGTAGTCGACCTTGGCGTCCTGCACCGTGGTCCACACCTCGGTCTCGGGGTCGTACACGCGCACCTCGCGCAGGGAGTCGATCAGGGCGTCCATTTCGCCCTTGGAGCGCTGTTGGGCGCTGAACGGCACCGTGATGCAGTCGCTGGTGTTGGTGAGCCTGTAGGTCACGTAGGCGTCCCCGGGGATGAAGCGGGGGGCCTTGTCGAGAGTGGGGTCGAGCAGCGCGGACAGGGAGGGTTTGGGGGCGGGGTAGATCTCGCCGGTAAAGAGGTGGGGGGTGGGGATGGTGGCGATGTTGGTGCTCTTGTGCATGTCGATCTCCTTGTTGTCGTTAGGGGCGAGTTCCCACTAACAACTATATTATACCATAGTACAGTCAACAAGTCAAGCTAAGTTGTAGAGGCACGGGGCAGGCTGGAACGGAGCGGGGAACAAATTTCAAAATGAATAACCCCATTGTAAAGTGGTGTACTTTAGGATTGTAAAAGGGTTATTTTAAGTCAAGAACAAAAGAAAGGGCCAAAAAGCGTAACGGAATCAACGGGTTGCAGAGCACCGAATCGGCGGAAATGGGCAATGTTCGGTAATGTTCGGACAATGTTCGGAAAATTTTTTGGGGGTAAAATGGTATGTAAGTATATGATTTATATAATAATAATAGTAGTTGTACAATGTAATTGTTCATAATGTTCCGGGTTTTTGGGTATATAAGCTCCCGGTGCGGTGATGTTTTACAAAGTAAAGTGGGGTGATGGCGGGCCGGTGCGCAAAACCTTTACAATAAAACCCCCTTATTACTTTCCCGGCTAGTGAACATTTACAATGTTTTGTATTGTTCATCTTTGTAATCAACCACTTACAATGTTATTTTTCGGCCGAACATTACCGGCACTTTCTGCCCAAAACTCCGAACATTGACATTGTTAAGGGTAGTAACATTTACATTGTAATTGTTATTGAGGTTGACACAGTAAATGTTCATGTATAAACATCGTAGCACAAGAACAATTACATTGTGAACCACTCTGAACATTTACATTGTAATTGTTCCTCCCTTTACTCAGTAAATGTTCATACAGATCGGAATCTCAGTAGATCGGACTCATCGCGTTTTTACTAACATTTTTTCTTAACAATGTTAAACCTCTTACAAAGTAAAGTGGAGTAACATCATTACCCCACCCTCATCGAAGCTGTCCCGGAGATGGGAACAGTTATCATCTGGCCTATAGGAACATTTACAATGTAAGCTAGGCCGTCGGAATGTCTGAGTACGATACGGCTATTAAAACAGGGGTAACAAGGTTACCCCACTTTAGAAAAGGGGAGTAAGGGTCAGTCAAAGCTGTCCCATTAAAGGCCAGCCAAAGCTGTCCCGGCGTGGGGAACAGGTTTCATAGAGCCGACTGGCTCGTGAGGAAGGGATCTTGCAGGCTGATCCAGCCTGATGCGGCAGGAACAAGTATCGGGCCGCGCAAGGCGCGGCAAATTCAGGACGAAAAAAAGCCGCCCCTCTCGGGGCGGCTAGGTGCTACAGAAGCGTGAGATAGACGGTATCGGGAATAAATTTTGCCGAAAAAGAATGGTGCGGATTGCAAACTTCCATTTCGGTGAGATATTCCCTTGCACCGTCCAACGTAGTACGTTCCGACACAACCCGAACGTACTTTTGGAATTGTCCGGGTAGTTCAACGATAACGGAAACCTTAAGAGTGCCAGTGGCGGGTGAAAGCTTTTCTGCTTGTTTCATACAATTCCCTTTCATGATTGTGGAAAAGCCGCCCCTTTCGGGGCGGCTACCTTGCTGCTGGCTTACTTCACCGGGCGCTTCTGCACCTTTTGCATCTGGCCGATCACGCCGGCCAGCAGGTTGATCACCTCGGTGCGGTCGGCATTAACCTTGATCTTGCTGGTCGCTGCGAATTCCTTAACGTCCAGTAGCTTGGCCACGATTGCATCCAGAAACAGCGGCGTTTCTTTCGTCGCGCCGAGGCCGCCCGTCTCTTCCTGAAACTTCAGCGCCTTGCGCAGCAAAGAAAACCGCGCCCGGACGATGCCATCGAAATAGTCCTGCGAGCCCTTTTCCTCCGGCAGCAAGTCTTTGCGCGGCGTGGCGAGCAATTTCTGCGCCGTGTCGGACAGGGTGGAAACGATCAGGGCGCGCAGCACAGCCAGCGCTTCGACGTTGCGCTTCGGATTCTTTTCGGAATCGTTCAAGCTTTCCGCCGTGATGCCCTTGACGTACAGCAGATTGGCAAACTCGGAGCGGCTCATTTCCTCCGTCCCTGCGGCGCGGTTCCAGACGATACCCACGCGAGCTACATCCTCGCCGCCGAGCACGTTGTAGCTCGCGCCTTTGGGCAGCGCGGGCAGCGTGATGCTCTTGAGGTCGGCCGCAGCGGGACGCGGGAGGGTGGGTGCGGTGGTAACTTTTGTGTTCATGCGATTCTCCGATTGTTGAGAGGTGTCAGTCATCGGTTATCGCACTGACAACTACATTATATCCCAGTACCCAAACAGACGTTACCAAGGTGGAGTAAACCCCTTACCCCACTCTACCCCGACCCCCCAAACAGATTTGGGACTCCAATGCTCCGGCCTAAACACAGTGTTTTCCACATCCAAGCAGCGGTGTGGGGTTACTTGACTTGTTTGTGTGGTTATAGGAAGTACCCCCCCATCATTTTCAAATGCCCCACGCAAAAAATTTTGCGCAAAATTTTCAAGTTGACCCTGTTGACAACATGGTTATTATCTCCGGCGTGTATAGTACTATCCGCGCATGGAACAACCTGCTGAACTTTCATACCCCGAACCGGCTCGGCTGGCGGATCCGCTGCCTGCTGAACAAGTAGAAGCCATCACGAAGAACGTTGAGTCGTTGCTGGACGACCTGTCCATGCCATCGGGGTTTGATAAAGAGAACGAAGCGGAGAAAAGGAAAGAGTTCCGCCAGCGGTTGAAGACTGCTTCTGAAGTCACGGCCATCCGTAACCGTGGTGTGGAAAACAAACTGACCACGCTGCTGCGTGAGTACGACCAGCAGATCGTGAAAGACGGCGTGCAGCTACGGTCCTACGTGACCAACAAGCTGATCGAGATTGCAGACTGCGGTGACATCAAGCACGAACTGAAGGCCCTTGAACTGCTTGGCAAGATCACGGATGTGGGGCTGTTCACCGACAAGAGTGAAATGGTGGTGCATCACAAGACTTCGGCTGACCTTGAAGCTGCCATCCGCGACAGGATCAAGAAACTGCTGGGGGAGAATGTGATCGACATCGCGCCCGAGGACGACACCCCCGCCTCCACACCTGCCCTCTTGTCGCTGGATGAAGAACTTGGATTGGTGGGGGATGAAACTCCTCCTGAAGAATGAACGAGCCCAACCCTGAAGAACTGAAAAACCTGTATGCAAACCTTGGGAAGATCTCCGAGGCGGACAGGCGGGTCATTTTTCGGCAGTTGGACGAGTTGTACAAGCTCAAATCCATTGAAAAAGCACGGGATGACTTCCTTACGTTCGTGAAACGCATGTGGCCGGTGTTCATAGCTGGTCGACACCACAAGAAAATGGCCGATGCGTTCGAACGGGTGGCTCGCGGGGAGTGCAAACGCCTCATTATCAACATGCCACCGCGTCATACGAAGTCCGAATTTGCCTCTTGGCTGCTGCCTTCGTGGTTTTTGGGCAAGTTTCCGGACAAAAAAGTCATCCAGACGAGCCATACTGCGGAATTGGCGACCGGTTTTGGCCGAAAAGTGCGAAATTTGGTTGATTCTGACGCTTTTTCCGAGGTTTTTCCGGGTGTTTCGCTCCAAGCCGACTCAAAAGCAGCCGGAAGGTGGAACACCAACAGCCAAGGTGAGTATTTCGCCATCGGTGTGGGCGGTGCGGTGACCGGCAAGGGTGCTGACATCCTCATCATTGACGACCCGCACTCCGAGCAGGAGGCGACGCTGGCTGAAACCGATCCGGGGATATACGACAAGGTCTACGAGTGGTACACATCGGGTCCACGGCAGCGCCTGCAGCCGGGTGGGGCCATCATCGTCGTGATGACGCGCTGGAGCCAGCGTGACTTGACCGGTCAGGTGTTGAAAGCGAGTGCGCAGCGCGGTGGGGACGACTGGGAGGTGATTGAGTTCCCGGCCATACTGCCCTCGGGTAACCCGCTGTGGCCTGAGTTCTGGTCGCTGGAGGAGATGCTGGCCCTCAAGCAGGAGTTGCCTGCACACAAGTGGAACGCGCAGTACCAGCAGGCTCCCACGTCCCGTGAGGGGGCCATAGTCAAGGCCGAGTGGTGGCGGGTGTGGGAGGACGACAGTCCGCCGTCATGCAGCTTCCTCATCCAGTCATGGGACACGGCCTTCGAGAAGAACAACCGGGCGGACTTCAGTGCCTGCACGACGTGGGGGGTGTGGACCGACCCGGACGGCAACGACGGCAAGGGACAAGCCAACCTCATACTGCTGGATGCGTTCAAGGACAGGATGGAGTTTCCGGAGTTGAAGAAAGTCGCCCTTGAGCATTACCGGGCGTGGAACTCCGAGAGCCTGCCAGTCAGCCTGATCGTGGAGAAAAAGGCGTCCGGTGCGCCGTTGATATACGAGTTGCGCGCCATGGGCATACCCGTGCAGGAATACACTCCGGGCAAGGGGCAGGATAAGATATCGCGCTTGAACTCCGTGGCCGATATTTTTGCATCAGGCAGGGTGTGGGCACCCAAGACCAGTTGGGCTGAGTCGCTGATCGAGGAAGTGGCGGCGTTCCCGGCTGGTGAACATGATGACTTCGTTGATGCAATGACGCTCGCGTTGATGCGTTACAGGCAGGGCAGGTTCATTGGTACGGACCTCGATGAACCCGATCCAGTGCGCATGTTCAAGAGTCGTCGTACACCGGGATATTACTGATGAGTGAACTGACCAAGGTACACAGCTTCCCCTCCAAGGCAGACCTCTCCAACCCGGACGTTATTCAGGTTTTGGAAGAAGCGCTGGCACGTGCCAAGTCAGGTGAAACCAAGGGCATATTGCTGCTGGAAAGTGATGGTACTCGTACGACATACAGTACGACTGGGTTGAAAGACCGGTACCACACGGTGGGTTTCCTGCAATGCGCCATCCACGGCCTGCTGTCTAACTGATAAGGAGCAGGTCATGGCAAGCAACATGGACAAGTCGCTGTATTCCGCCCCGCAGGGACTGGGTGCCCTTGCCGAATCTCCCGTTGAAGTGGAGATCGAGATCCTAGGCAGTGAAGTCGAGCCCACCGTTGAGGAAGAGGAAACCACTGCGGGGTTCGATGCCAACCTCGCCGAAGACATTCCGGAGAACGTGCTGCAGTCACTTGCGGTGGACCTGCTTGGGGACTATAGCTCGGACCTCACCAGTCGCAAGGACTGGCTCGACACCTACGTCAAGGGCCTGAAGTTGCTTGGCCTTGAGTACGAGAACCGCACCGAGCCGTGGCCGGGGGCTTGTGGGGTGTTCCATCCGATACTGATGGAGAGCGCGGTCAAGTTCCAGTCCGAGACAATCATGGAGACTTTCCCCGCGATGGGGCCGGTCAAGACCAAGATCATCGGCAAGGAGACGCCGGAGAAGAAAGAAGCGTCCGTGCGCGTTGCCGAGGACATGAACTACCAGTTGACCGAGGTCATGAAGGAGTACCGCCCCGAGCACGAGCGGCTGCTGATCAACCTGTGCCTTGCGGGTAATGCGTTCAAGAAAGTGTACTTCGACCCAAGCCTTGGACGCCAGACGGCGGTGTTCATCCCTGCCGAGGACATCGTGGTGCCCTACGGGGCCACTGACCTTGAGTCTGCCGAGCGGGTAACCCACCGCATGAGGAAGACCAAGAACGAGTTGCGCAAGCTGCAGGTGGCGGGGTTCTACCGGGACGTGGACTTGGGTGAGCCGACGCAGGTATTGGACGAGGTCGAGAAGCAGAAAAACACCGAGCAGGGTGTCTCCGGGGTGGTCGACAGTCGCTTCCAGTTGCTGGAGATGCACGTGGACCTCGACCTTGAAGGCTACGAGGACAAGGACGAGAAGAACAACCTGACGGGTATCGCACTGCCTTACATCGTGACTATCGAGAAGGGCACCAGCACCGTGCTGGCCATACGGCGTAACTGGCTGGAGGACGACCCCCGCAAGCAGAAACGCCAGCACTTCGTGCACTATGGCTACATTCCGGGCTTTGGGTTCTACTACTTCGGCCTGATCCACCTGATTGGTGGGCATGCCAAGGCGGGTACGTCGCTGCTTCGCCAGTTGGTTGATGCAGGCACGCTGGCTAACCTGCCCGGTGGCTTGAAGACCCGTGGCATGCGCATCAAGGGTGATGACACGCCGATTGCTCCGGGTGAGTTCCGTGACGTGGACGT